AGAAGAAAGCTTCTCAGTTGAATCGTCTCTATGAGGATAATGGTAAGAAACCAATATCTTCAGATAAACTTCTCTCTGTTTGTGTAACAGAAAGAGAGTGGGTAAATGATGATAGTGCAATAGTATCACTCATTTAGGAAGACTTATCAATTACGAATGCAATTGATAAATCATATTGCATAATTACACGTGATGTGAAATTATGTAGGCAAATCCTCAATAGTGGCGTTAAGACGCTACTAAGAGTTGATCCATTGGAAATTCTATGTTGTTTAGATTATCCAGTGGTTGATGAACCCTTTTCTGTTGATATAGAGAAGATTTTGAAATACCAATTTAATTCACCCAGAATTAAAAAGGAAGGAGTACATCCTGTAGTCTTTTATGACACAGGAAGTATACAAGCGGTCGCTATGCGTATTGAAGCAGAGAGATCGGAACTTATCAATAAGAACTCTTATTGGCAAGTAAAGCTTCTTGATGTATCGAACGATACAAAAGGAAGGAGGACCACTGTCCATAGAAAATGGCCAGTGTCTGTGAAGTCTCTTAACATAAGAATTATGAAAGGAGATCAGAAGGGTCACAACTATTCGAAGAATATAGTTGCGGCCAGGACGCAAGTCGGTTCCGCCCGGGACCGAATTGAGAATGTCGATGTAAAAAGAATTTTACACGACATCAGGACCAATAAATCTTATAAGTAAGATTTATTGAGCATAACCTATAGAGAAAAATCTTCTCTATAGAGTATATATCGGGGTAGTAAACTCCCCCTCATAAAAACATAACATTTCAATCAGAGTCTAGGCTCTGCCGTTATGAGGGACTGCGACGTCCCAATATATGGCTGTTAAGCTACCAAGCTTAATGACCATACCTTGATGCTGGTAAAGTTTTACTAGCGTCGAGGTCAATGCATAGAGACTTAAACATATTAAGCCTTTCTGCTTTGTTGTATGTACTGCGACCACTATGATTGCAGTACGTACAGGCAATCACTTCTGGATTACAGAAGTGATTAGACAGGAAACTAGTGTCGTTAATTCTAGTTCCTATATGTCGTATTATACAGTTAAAACCGTGTAATACTACCTTCGTCAAAGGATCGCCCATCAGGACGCCCCTTTTCATTGTTATATATCGATAGGTCGAGCCATCGATAGGATAACCATAATCTGCTAAAGCACCCATGGCTTTAAACAGAACTTTTCGAGGACGGTAGCAGGTCTAGCCTACTATCCTTCTCTAGATTGGAGGAATGCCACAGGCTTTCATCCAACATTGACTGAATATGTTCGCGAGTTCGTGATTCATAACATCAGTGGCGCATGTATAGTCGGTAGAACCGGCATATACATCATGATAAGTACTGGTAATATTCTTACTACCAGCACTTAGGTTGGTCTGATTTGTTTTCAACAAATCAAACACTATGTCCTTAAATCCATGCTCATGCATAGACTTAACGAGATTCCATCCGTGATTAGCTTGCTTCATCCCGGATTCGCTGCTCTCAACCTTACTCATAGGTTTAGAACATATCTTGCTTATAACATCGAGAACGATCTTCTAAGCAAACTTTCCCTTGGTAACGCATCTGCTCTTACCAAGTTCAGGAACTATCACCAATATGACCTCTGATAGGTCAATTGATGACAAGGACTACACATCCATTAAACATTTATGGAATATGAAGTCACCTAAAGATAATAAAGTACATTAGAATAAATGATTCTGATGTATCTTT